TTGAAACCACTATTGATGATTTGGACTATATTCAAGAAGGAATGATAATAAGAGCAAATACTAGATGGGGCGAGCAAGGATTTAGATTAACAAATCCTGAAAGAAAAAATAATACAATAACAGTTAGAGGTTATCATTTATGGAAAGACTCATCAAAATATGTAATTGTAAATTCATATGTAGATAATAAAAATTGTAATGATGCCTTAGACCATTTTAATATGGCTTGTGATACAGAAACACCATTTACAACAATATCTGATATAGAAGGAAACAATTCAGCAAAGATTGTAAGAAAAAGCTTTGAAGAAACAATATCGGTTGTTGTAGAAAAATGGGGAGGACATTTATATCGAGATAATTGGATAATAGGTGTTAAACAAAATATAGGAAAAGATAGAGGAGTTGTTATTAAGTATGGAAAGAACTCATCTAATATTCAAGCAACAGAAGATTGGGATAATGTAGTAACCAAGATACTTCCTGTTGGATACGATGGAATAACACTCCCAGAGATATATTTGGAATCGGATATACAATATGCAACTCCTTATACAAAAGTAATAAGTTTCAATCAAGATATAGATCAAGCTGATTATAAAGATGAAAAAGGAAATGTTAAAGAAGATGAATATAAAGCAGCACTTATAGAGGACTTGAGAAATCAAGCCTCTATTTATTTGACTGAAAATAAGTATATGAAATGCAACTACAAAATAAAAGCAATAATTGATGAGGTTGTCGACTTAGGAGATGCAATTGTAGTAGAACATGAAAAACTAGGTCTTTATTTGAATACAAATGTAATTTCATTAAAGTATGATTGCATTCTTGATAAATACATAGAGATAGAGTTTGGAAATTATAAAACAGGACTTAAAGACTTGATAAATAAAATCAATTCAGATACTCAAGAAAGTATAAACATTGCAAATGATACTGTTAAAGCTAAATTAGAAACAGAGCTAACTGAGGCTACATCAAAGATATGGGGAACTCTTGGAAACAGCTATGTTATTTATGAAGGAGATAAAATCCTAGTAGTAGATGCATTACCAAAAGAAGATGCAACAAATGTAATGATGATAAATGCAGGAGGAATTGGATTCTCTAATACAGGGATAAATGGTCAATTTACATCTGCATGGCTTATAGATGGAACTCTTGATATGCAGGCTATAAATTGTATAAACATGACTGCAACAATGGTTAAGGGTGGTACTTTCAAAGTCGGAGCAAAAATCAATGAGGCAGGTCGTATTGAAATATATGATGAGTCTAATAAATTAATTGGAGTATTTGATGAAAATGGAATAATCATATATGGAGCTGATGGAAGTCAAGTTGTAATAAGTCCTAGTGAATTTACTGGTTACGATAGTTATGGAAATAAAATATTCTGGATGAATGGTGACGAATTCCATATGAAGAAATCAGTAATTGAAGAAGAAATAACTCTTTGCGGTTTAGTGAGGTGGCTTGGAATACAAACTACCGACAACACAGGAGTTGGAATAGTTCCATTAGTATAGGAGGTGAGGAATAATGGCAAGTAGTGGTTCTTTTGATACAAATGCATATAGTGTTAGATATTTAACTTTCAATTGGTGGGTTAATAGTCAAGACATAGGTGGAAATTATACAGACATTGGATGGAATTTAGTAGGTAATGGTGGATCAACAACATCATGGTATACAGCTGGAAATTTCAAAATTATTATAGACGGAGAGCAAGTTTATTATTCTTCAGATAGAATAAGTTTATACAATGGTACAACTGTTGCAAGTGGTACAAAAAGAATTTATCATAATTCTGACGGAGCAAGAAGTTTTGGTGCATCAGCAGAGGCAGGTATTTACTATGTTGCAGTCAATGTATCAGGAAGTGGTTCGTGGGAGTTACCTAGAATAGCAAGATATTCAAATATTTCTTCAGCTGATAATTTTAATGATGAACAAAATCCATCAATGTCCTTCACTAATCCAAGCGGAGGATATTTTAGTTTAAGAGCAAAAATGGAGGCAGGAGGAAATCCTCAGCTAATAACAAGAGATATAAGTAGTACAACAACAAGCTGTACATTTAATTTAAGTGAAGCAGAAAGAAATAGATTAAGAGCATTATGTACAACAAGTAACACTTTATCAGTAAGATTTACTATTTGTTGCATGAGTGGGTCAACCGAATTATCAGCATCATATTTAGATAGAACTATGACGATAGTAAATGGAAATCCAACATTTAGCTCTTCTAATGTAACTTATAAAGATAATAACTCTACAACAACTGCAGTAACAGGAAACAATCAACAATTGGTTCAAAATCTTTCTAAATTACTTGTAACTATAACAAGTGCAACAGCAAAGAAAAGTGCAAGTATTAGTAAATATGAGGCAACAATTAATGGAGTTACTAAATTAATAACATCTGCTGGAAACATAGATTATGGAGTAATAAATTCTAGCGAGAATTTAACATTAAGTGTTAAGGTTACTGATAGCAGAGGAAACTCTACAATAGTTTCAAAAACTGTAATGTTCCTACCTTGGACATTACCTTCTGGAATAATAACATTAAAAAGAAAAAATAATTATGAAAATGAAACTTATTTAACAGTCGCAGGAATTTATTCGAGTGTAAATGGTAAGAACACAATAACAATAACTTATGCATATAAAAAGACTACAGAAAGCTCATATAGCAGTGCAACGACAATAGCAAATAATACTAAAATAACAATGACGAAAGATAAACAATATGCATGGAATTTTCAAATAATAATAAAAGATAAATTTGGAACTATAACTTACAATGTAATACTAGCTAAAGGTCAATTTATATTTTTTGTTGATAGCAAAAAGTTATCAGTGGGAATAAATTGCTTTCCTGTTAATGAGGAATCATTAGAAATTAACGGATGCCAAGTATTAGAGTATGATGTGATTTCAAGTTGGTAGGTGGTACTATGAGTAAAGGTATTCAATTTAGAAATAAAAAAGGAGAAAAAATATATCCTTGTCCATATTATCCAATTGGGAGTATTTATTTGTCAGTTAATAACACAAATCCAGAAACTATATTTGGAGGAAAATGGGAACAAATAAAAGATAAATTTTTATTGGCTTGTGGAAGTACATATTCAAATGGAAGTACAGGTGGAGAGGCAACTCATAAACTAACAACTAATGAAATACCAGCCCATAGTCATAGAGTTCGTAGAGAATATGGAACATCTTCTAATTTAAGCGATGGACCACCAGATGGAAATTATACACAATGGGCAGGACCGAGTGCAGGCACACAAAATTGGTCATCAAATGGTGTAGAAAATACAGGTGGAAATGGTGCTCATAATAATATGCCACCGTACCTTGCAGTTTATATGTGGAAGAGGGTGAGCTAAATGAGCAAAGGTATTAAATTTAAAAATAGAAATAACGAATTTATTTATCCATGTTCTTTTTATCCAATAGATAGTATTTATTTATCTTTAAGTGATGTGAACCCATCAACGTATTTTGGTGGAACATGGAAAATGATAAAAGATAAATTTATGTTAGGTGCAGGCGGGAAATATACAACTGGAAGTACAGGTGGAAATGAAATTCACAACCATAGTCTTTCTTCTAAAGGTGGTGCTAACATGAGAAAATATGCGGATACATTTTATCAAGGAGATACTACAACAGCTGGTACTATGCCTAAAGAAACATCAGGCTATTGGTGGCTTACTACAGCAAATTCAGATTATAGTTCTACAACTAATCCAGGAACAAAAGGTGTAGGCGTTGGCTTATATGGTGCTACAGATGATAAAAGCAGTATGCCACCATATTTTGCAGTTTATATTTGGAGGAGGATAGCATGAGTAAATCAATTAAATTTAAAAACAATACATACTTGGATAGTAGTTCAGTAGTACATAATAAGACAACACTGCAATCAGTATTAAATACATATGGATCAAGAAAGTTTTTAGAATGGAAATCAACAAGTTCGTCTGATTTTAATAATAATGACTTTATTACTCCAGGATTATATTCAATAGGACATTCATATTCAAATGCTCCATACTCTGGAGAAATATATGGAG